TCTGAACTGCCCTAGCAAGAGTAATCTCAGCAGCACGGATTTCGCTACCGTATTTGGCTGCGCCATACTTCTTTAGGGTCTCAATTCGTGCCTTAAGACTGTAGATTGTAGGTACATCTACCTTGGTATTCTTACCATAATCCATTGTGTACTTATTAAGTCTTGCCTCAATTACGGCAACATCGCGCTCAGCAGCCCTTAGGTCAGCCTTAACATCATCAGCCCAGTCTGCTTTGGTACGAGGGGATACTCCAGGTGTATCGGCAAAGAAGTTTTGATACTGAGCAAACAACGTGTCTCTATTATTGATTGCTACATCATATTGCTTACCGAGTGCATCTACTTCTCTTTGAATCTCTTTTTTAGCGCTAGGTAGTATCGTCTTGCTTTTAGCAACGTTTCTCTTTACAAAGTTAACCGTATTGCGGAGAACCTGAGCGCCTGCTGTAGTAGCCAAAGGACGAACAAAGTCCATACCAGCGTCAAGAGTTGCTGCAAGCATAGGCTCGAATACTGAGTTCTTAGGAATATAAGAGAATCGGTATAGTTGAGCAATTGAAAATAGTTTGTTTCCGGTATTAAATAAGGCTGCAATAGCATCGCCCGTTGTGCCGACTGCGGTTTGAACTCCACCAACAAGAGCACTTTCTTGACTTCTGGCTGCCCTAGCAATAAGTTTGTCAATTTTACCAAAAGGAAGCATCGGCATAGAGTTGATTAACTTACGCTGAGTTTCTGCGTTTACTGCGATACGTACGCCAGATGGGTCTATGGCAAATCCGTGCTCACGTAATGCGCCGTGTACTGTGTAAACATTTCCCATTAACTCGTCAACAAATCCATCAATAGTGGCGTTTCTATAATAGCCTCTAGTGTATGCAATAGTGCGGGCTAATTCTTTATTGGCTGCATCGATTACCGCTGCTCGCTCTGAGTCATTCTTAGCAGATACAAATCTATCAATAAGTTGACGACGGTAATCAGATACCGTCATTTTGTCCATTGTGTGGGTAGTAATTACTTTATCGCCACGTCTAAATAATGGAATATCATCGAATACTGCGATAAGTTCTTCTACACCATTTAATGGACGAACGCCTGAGTTAGTGACTAGACCCTTTGGCATATATGTACCAAAGGCACGCATAAGGACAGTTACTGGTCCACCTACAACCCTACTGCCAAGTACACTCTGACTTACTCCACCTAGTTTAGAAAAGTCACGTTCAACGATTGCAGTTTTTACTTTGCCAGCCTTGGTACGCGCTGCAGCAACACCTGCTCTGCCAACAATAGGCTCCATTGGCTTATAGTTTTTACCAAAGAACGTAGGAGTTAACTCAAGAACACCAGTTGCAGGATTAATTTCTTCCTTCATAAAAGCATCGTAGATGCTCTTCTTCTTGGGGTCTTTCTTAATTGCATCATCAAAAGCCTGCATCCAACGTCCGCGTTGCTCTGCAGTAAATACTGGAATACGACTAGTTAGTGCAAAATCATTCTGGACTTGAGCAGTTGCATTACTGATATACCAAAGGTCATCAGCATTACCTGCATTCATAAGTCTTATTACTGCTGGCTCATAGCCTTTGTCAGCCAAGATTAAGTCACGAACAAACTCTGGGTCTTTAGTCTCACGAATCAAGCCTGGAAGGCGTGGATTCATACTGTGCTTCTTGGTAATTCTAACAATATCAACAATGTTGTCAGATGCTGCTAGGTCTTGAATATCTTGACCAAAAACAGTGCGCTGTCCCTGAGCGCCATTAGTTCTTAACCATAGGATGTGGTCATTGGCTGTCTGTTCAAACTTAGGCATAGCCTCGACATCGCCAACGCGGAATTTAGTATTAAGACCAGATTTTAGTGCTGCCGCTCTCGCCGCTGCGCTAGCACCAGTAAATGCACCTTGGATAGCAATATTCTTAATTAAAAAGTCAGTTGTTCCAGTAACCCATTTACCGACAACATTATCAGTAAAGTTCTTTTGAATATCTTCATCATTCCAAAGGTCAACATCGGCAACATCAATACCGCCCAACTTTTTAAGAATAATATCTTGAAGACCCGAAAATGGATTTAATCCAGATTTTGTAGATGCAATACCTAATGAAACTTGTTCACTTCGATTGTAAGCATCAATGATGTCACTTGGCTGAAAGCCCTTTTCAAATTCATCGCGCTTATACAGTGGGCTAGTTGGGTCAGTTAAAAGAAATGCTGTAGATATTGGACGAGCAATAATTGGACTGAATACATATTTGTCAGCCTTTTGCGCTGCAATAAGAACAGGGTCAACAATCTTTGCTGTTGATTGGTCATAAGTAAGTAAACCAGAATCTTTAAGACTCTTACGGGTTCCGGCTTCTGCCGCTAGTCCAGCCTGAACTGCTAACTCAGGGCTTCCTTTTACTAAACTAGGAGCACCTATTCTTGCACCTGTAGCAGCAGCGCCACCAATAAGTCCGCGTACTGGCGCAGTTAAAACATCAGCAACGCCCGTTGCTACACCAGCAATACTCTTTAAAAAGTCTTCCCATAATGGCATTACTGAACCTCCGCATATTTGAAGGTATCAGGTGTACCACCCTTGACTTCAGCCCCAGTAATAGACATAATAAAAATATCCCTGTCTTGAGGGGATGCCCAAGGAATCATCGACAGTGGGATTGCTATCTCGTAGTTTTCAAAACCTAGAGAACTTGCAAACTTATCTAAATGGTCAAAGAAACTATTCTCTACCCATCTCACAATATCTGCGCCTTAAGGTAATTTGCAAATCTCTTATAAGAATCAGGGGCGCCAGGCAATCTTGTAGCATTCATAATGTCAGGTAGGTAGCGCTTGATAATATCAAGACCTTCGGATTGATTTATTGCCGATGTCAATCTTGGAGAGATGACGTCAGAACCGCGTCCGCGACCAACGTCGACTCCATCAGAGATTGGAAGATACTCTGTTGGCTCAGCATCAATAGGAACTATCTCTGACATAAAACTATTCATAACGTCAGCACTCATACGAGGCTGTGGATTTGCTGCAGATGCTGTTGTAGCCACGTTTCCACCCTCGCTTATTTGTTGTGCCATAGCCGTATTTTCCCCTTGTGCGAATCCAGATGGACGAAGTTGTGTAGCCTTTGCAAACTTCTCTGCTACAAATCTTCCTGATTGACCATCGCCACCAGTAGCAGATACCTTTGCTGGGTTGTTTTGTGATGCCTTAGGGCGGAATCCACCACTAACCATTTACTTCTCCTCTGGCGTATATGAATATTCTTCTGCACTTAGCATCATCCCTTTGGCGAGCCAAGGATTCATATTCTCACTTACATCTGTCATTAGGTAACGAGTTCCCTCATAATCTGACCACTCGCTAACAAGAACCCAGCCAGTACATATTTGACTTTCTGGGTCATCTAGTTCTTCTGCTGCAAATCTCATTGCAGCATTTATTGCATCGGTAAACTTAGTCACTTGTATTGGACTTCCTCGTAGAAAGGTGGCGCAGAGTATGCGCTTACCTTTGATGCAATATCCATAGCCCGATAAGGCTCTGCTCCTGCATATAAGGCACCAAGTGCAAATGAACCACCGCTTCCGATGGCGTACATATTGTCTTCGCTTTTCATCACCGACAAGTCTTCGTCGATGTCAAATATTTGACCACCTACTGCCATAAGAAACTGGAATCTCATTCCATCTTTCTTATCTTCGTCAAAGTTATAACCGTTACCGGTTAAGCATTTACGAAGAGATGGCATCGCTTTGGTAATCATAAAGTGATAAACATCTTTTTTATCTTTTGCCGTGAACTGTGGCGGTTGCCAAATGTTTTGGGCTATATCGCAAGGAATAACTTCTCCGGCTCCCGCTATGAGTAATGCGCCTCTTTGAGATATTTTTTTCATTACTTTGTGGGCATATATGCGCCCGATGTCATCAGTAACTCTACTGTCAGCGACAATAAGCGCACGGTCTGGATATTCAATTCCGATAATCGTTGTCATTGCCCCCTCCTAGATTATCTTCGTCGAATAGTTCTTACGCTTGCGTTTGCCTCTCCTGCGCCAGAAAGACTCGATAGTAAACTCATAATGTCTGGTGCTTCGCCACCTTGTGCTGCTGCCATCTCTGGAGGAAGAGCGCCTTCCACCGGAGCGCCAGCGGGAGCAGGGGACGGTTGCTCAACCATTTCAGAAGCAACTCCGGCAGAAGGAACTTGTTCTGCAGGTGCGAATGTCTCTTCAATCGCATCTTCAAGTGCTACGCCTTTCTGGCGAGACTTGATAACTGCAGCAATCTTGCGTACAACTTCAGATGCGTCCCCGCCCTGTGTAGCCATTGCTGGAATTGCTTGTGTGTAAGCCGTCAATGAACCAAGCAAGGCTTGACGCATATTCTCGACTTCAATTTTTTCAAGTTCTTGTGTGACATTTACAGTAAATGGAAGTTCTCTCATTGCTAAATCCTTGGAGATAAGTCCACCACCGAGTGCCTGTAGCATAAAAATAAGACCTTGTGCTGGGTTTAGACCAGCCAACATACCGTAACGAACATCGGCTGAGTAATCTCCCTTGATGTCCTTACGAGGGTTATAGGTAATTTCATATGGCGAACCAGAATCAACGCCACGAATAGTCTTTGCATCTGGGAAAATGTTCTCATCTACCTCAAAGCAAACCTGAATTACATCGCGCAAAGCGCTAGCAAAGATTGCTTGAGCAGATTTAACTTGAGTATCGAATGCACCCATAAGTGCTTGTACACCTTGACCAGTAACAATTGAAGCATCAATGTTTCCGGTACGTCCCTCGGGGTAACGAGCGCCAACACGAAGTTCTTGGTTAAGTAAAGTCTGTTCTGTAAATGCGCCTTGTGGCAAAGTAAGTTCTACGCGACGAACG